TATCACGACCAGCATCCATATCACAGAAGCAACAAGTAAATTGCTTGATTGCATAAAGTTTGCGACCGCCATTCACATAGAAGTAAACGTCTGAGTGGTTGTTTACATTTGCTTGAAGAGCCTCGTTTAGATTGTTAGTGTGATTCATACTACTAATCTTCTTGCGAGGATTGCCATTGTAAACAAAAATATTATTTTGCTTAAACGAAGCAAGAAAACTATCTTGCTGTTTAGTTGGCCATGAATTAACGTGATTGTTCTTATCAAACGGATTAAAACCCAGTTCGTCGCTAAACATATTATTTCCTTTTCCTATACCTCTATCTACCAACTTTATAGAGATGCCGGGATAAATCACATGACTTATCAGTATCAACATCCTATTTAAAAAGATGGTAGTGGAATCGAACCACTCTTTAACTAGTATCCGCCCAGCGGCCCATCTTCTTCCTGTCGCTTTTTACGGCGACCAAATCCACTATCGATCAATAATCCTGGTCAGGATCATAATCTTCTTCATCCTCATCGTCCTCATCAAACTGATCCCAGTAAGTATCATCATACTCGTCATGAAGATCTTCATCCTCATCATAGTATTCATCTTCACTAAAGTCACTCTTATAAAGAGGCTTGAGAAGTTCGCCCTGATACTCACCGACTACTTCATATCGGCAGGTACGAAGTTTCTCACAATTACAATCACTAGGAACACTGACTACATCTTTTGGATTAATCTTAACAATCACAATCTTATCCCCAGAATCAACGCTGCCATAATTAGCAACGTAGTTTAATGCACCAGCATGAAGCCCTTGCGAACAACCAACAGATCGATTATCATCAACCTTCGCTCGTTGCATTTCACAAACCTTGCCAACGTGATTATCAAAAGTGCCACGATACTTATCCATAAAATCACTACGAACTGCCTTATAGGCCAAGAAATGACCATCCTCAGTAATCGGCAGTAGTTCATGCTCCAAGAAATCATACAGTTCCTTTTGACTCTGCATACTGGGATTTTCCATGAGATTATTCAGAAAATTAACAAGGGGCTGAAAAGGCAGACCTTTGCTCATAAACTCCAGAATACGCTTGCTGATGCTACCATGGACTTCCTCACCCTGATAAAACACCTTACCATTCTTGACCTCAACCAATCCCTGACTAAAATTAGCGACAGCCTTTTCAATGTCAACCAACTCTGCCAACTCATCATTGGTAGCAGTTGGAAGAACCTCCAGAATCAATCGATAATTAATATGATCTGGAAGAACTTGATGAGCCTTATTGTTAAGGATCAGCGTCAAATTACCATCAACCCACATAAAAGGAACACTCATAATTTTTCTCCTGTTTCCTGTGAAATTAAATCAAACCACCCAAACTTGTTCTAAGACCGTCAGTATCAATCTTATTCGTCCATTCTGGCTTGCCTCTGTATCCGTTGTCAAAAGCCCTTATGGGATTCTGACTAGTGATACTTCTGATGTTTCCATTGTTCTCGTTCGCTCCTACAATATACTTGAACATCGGCACTCTGTCAACCTCGTCTTTAAGATTTTTTCTCAACTCGCTCATTTTTGGTAGTTGAGACACTATCTTGGATTCAGTCTTATTTGAGAGACTATTACTAATAGGATTGTGTTCTTCACCATAAATACTAGTCAATCGATGATTAAGATGCTTTAGAGCGATATAGTTACTTCTAATCTTAGACGGATCAAGTCCGTTCATACCATATTGAGCTAAAATAGTTGTCATCTTAGTAAAGTATTCATTCTTATCGAATCGTTTGATATTAAACTCATCATGATTGATAGTATCAGCAAAAAATTCTATAAGCAACCACTGGTCGATAAGACTAATCATATTATTGTTCTTAATATGCTTGGCATAATCAAGACCAAAGATATTAAAGATATGGTACATTATCTGCCTATCTGATTGCTTACATCCATAATAATATCCATTACTACTAAAAGTAGGATCATTGCTTTCAAACTCTTTCTTGCAGTAGTCGATGACATTATTGTATACCGACACACTATCAGATAGCTTATTAGCAATCTTTTGAACCCACTTCTTAAACCACTCATTAAAAGATACTAGATTTATTCCGTCCTTCTTGATCTTTTCAACAGAGCTTTGCTTGATTGCAAAAATCTTCTGATTATCAAATAACTTCTTTCCGATCACAGAATGATCATCCTGAGCCAGTTCGACAATTTTATTAATAGCAGGATATCCTGATACAGATGCGTATCTCATAATTGGAATATAAACAATCTCATTGTCTTCATCTTCCAGATACTCTACAAGATCCTCAGACAATTCCTTGAGATAGCTTGAGTGATTAAGATCATTGCCACCCAATGATTTACAGCCCTTATCTGCACCCAAATGGTTGATAGCAAAAATCTCGTCCTTACTAATGGTGCCAGTAGAACCTCTACTCTGACGGGTTCCAGTAGCCAATAGACTACGATAATCAGACACATTGACCACATTAGTTTCTCCACCAATGTGCTTAATTAGATCATCAAAACCCTCAGTGGAATCTTCTGGAGTATCACTATCGATCATAAGATAAGCAAAACAATCATTTTGATTGCAATACTTAGTTACAATCTTTTTAGCAGTTTCAGCACCCCTAACGTCGGAGCGGAAAAATACCATCTTTCCAGACTTCTTCTCATTACTCCAATAATATGCGGGCTTGCCCTGCAAGGTTTCGTGATGAACCTTATCGGTAAGATAAATCAAGCGACGGGATCGATATCCAGCACTTCTCCAATTAAAAATATAGAGTTGCTTGCTTTTCTTGAATTTATACTCAAGGTCTTTGCCACTGCTAAGTTCGTGAACTTTACCATCTGGATCAGTCCAAGATGCACCAGCAGTCCAACCACCAGCAAGATCACTCAGATTATAGTATGTAGTATAAGCATCTACAAGATTTGTACACTGTTCAAGCTTCTTACTCATATCTTCCTTCAGAGAAAGATAAATTTGCTGAGTCTTATCACGCAAGTTCTTAATAACCTGCTTGGTATACTGTAGACCTTCTCTACTAACGTCCATCTCCAATTCGCCAATGTTAAATTGGATTTCAAGATATAGACCAGCTCCAAGAACCTCTTTGACTAGATTCTTCCAATTATCAACGTCAGCTTTCTTGAAAGTTCTATTCCACTTCTGAATAGCGTCATTTTCAATTTCTTTTTCTTCACCAATAATCTTATTGGTATCAACAGGGTATGCAATATTACCCATAATAGCAATGATGCCACTTCCTGCATTATTGTATGCACTAGGATATTGATTATTATTATTGGAAATGCGCCCGATCTTCCATCCGTTACCCTCAATTACAATATTATAATGAGAATACGAATGATCTGTCATAGAAGTATCCGTACCACCTTCAATAATGGGCTTCATCTTGAAGTAGTGGAAAATCCTCTTGGATTTATTGGCAAACTCATGAAAGTCATGCTGCTTAACAGCAAAACTAATCTCAAGACCATTTGGTTCAGTAGTGTCTGTGATTCCAAAAAGATTTAGACTAGGAACCCCGCTCTCATCCATAGCTGCAATATATGCATATCTCTTGCCATTGTAATAAGAAGTTGTACTGAAGCTCTTTGTATAAGCAAATGGACTCTTACTACCAAGACCAAGGCAGCCCACAAAATCATTACTATCGTTTTTATTAGAAGCTCCGTATGTTGTATACAGTTCTTCCATATCTTTTTGACTAAGACCAGTACCAAAGTCACGAACAATAAAATTAGGATTAGCTTGTGTTGGCAAAGTTACCTTAAAAGGATTTTTGTTGCCAGCAGCGATATGAGCATCATAACCATTTGTAGAAAGCTCACGAATAACTGCCATAACCTTATCGGAATACAGAGAATCCGAAAGGATTTTAAACATTTTGCTGGTCTGAGCGATAGTAAATTGATTACTGCTCTCAAGACCCCTGCTATGAATTTCAACTGTTCTATCTGCAAGTTTCATCGAAAGTCTCCAAAAGGTTCAAGTTTCCTGTGATCTCCCAAGTATACTATCGGCAATCGTGCTTGTCAAGCTTGAGTTTCTTTTTTGCTGACCCGTGTTATGCTAATATATCCAAAGTAGATTGGTATTAATCCTATATACCATATAGGAATTGCTAATAAGCACATATTTATTCCAGTAAAAAAACACAATAAGGATAAAAGATAAACTATGATTTTTGGACAACCTATTCTTGCTAGTAAATAAGTAATCGGTCCAACTAACAACGTAAACAACATAATAACCGTCGCCACTAAAGCTAGGCTAGCCATCAATCATCTTCCTCGTCATTATATTCTTCATATGGCTCTGATTCGTAGTTATCATCGTCATAAGGATCCCATTCTGAATTATATTTATTTTCTTCTTCTTCCATATGATCTTCTATAATTTCAGCAGCGTCCATTATGATTTCAAATTCTTGTACTTTATTTGATATATCGGATATTTTTCTATCCATGAATTTTAACGATCTTTTTAAGTCAATAAATTGATCAGATATTAGTTTTGTTAATTTATTTTCTATAGAAGCTACTTCTTTTTGTAGCTTAGAAATTTCTTTGAATATATCATCAATATTTTTTGGCATCTTAGCTTAACCTCTTATACTCCTTTATATCACCATTTTGTACAATTTTCAAATCCTCATAAGGAGAGGCTATCCTTCGATAAAATTCTTGCTTAATATTCTCTAATACACCAGTTATGATTGCTATTTTGGCGTATGATGTAGAACCCATAATACCAGCCACAATACGACTGAAAGAATAGTTAATCTTTCCAGCAGTTAGTAAAAAATCATTATCATCAAGAGATTTATTATCTCCAATACATCTTATCATTTCATTGATACAATCGTCTAAATTGGTGCGATCTTCTTCTTTGATATATGGCATAAATATTATTCCTCGCAATTACAAGCATATTTAAGACAATACGAACATTTTGGACCGGGATCAGGATTACCCCATGCATTACTATAACCATCAAAACTTTCTGCGCCAGTATCGATACAAACTATTGTTTTTTTTGATAGCCTAATCACAGACCCAACATTATACCAATGGCAGTCCCAAAATTTTAGACCAGTTTTTATATAGATATTATCTACTAGATTTTGTATCTGTCTCATGGAAAAAGAATTATGTTTTACAGGATATGCTTTTTCTGTAATATATCCCCAATAACTAGGTTCTGTAAAAAATAATCCATCGTCTTCAGCAAATTCTAATCTACAAATTTTACTATAAATCTGGGGAGCAAGATCAAACTTTGATAATCGTTTCTGATATTTATATGATTGCTGTGCTTTCTTTTTGTTCTTAAATTCTTTGAAAACCCAACCATCTTGGTTTTTAATGGGATACACTTGACAGTATCCTCCCTCGTCGAACCATCCAGAATAGTCTATTAGATAGTCGGTATTGATCATTTTAGTAAGAAATAATCTGAGAAATTTCTCCGGTCAGATTAAAAAGAAAGTTTCTGGCTTTATCTAAAGAGTAAAACTCTCCCAAAAATATAGTATCGGTTTTTGGATCGTTCTTATATCTAATACCATATATTTGATAGAATGGATCATCTAAAGCCTCATCCTCTGTGTCAAGAAATTGCTCTGCACTAGTAATCTCATCAATAAATGTTCCACCTTCATAATCACTAAATTCTCTAACAGTAACAAGTTCAAAGTATTCTATGGGAGACTTTG